ATCTTTAACATTTATTTAACAAACACTTATTTAATATGTAAAGAATTTTACGTATCTTTGCATAAATAGTATTAACTTAAATAGATATAAATTATGAGTAACTTATTAAAATACATAGCCTACTACAGGGTCTCAACGCAGGAGCAGGGTAATTCGGGATTAGGCTTAAGTGCTCAGCAGAGTAGTGTTAGGGCGTTTGCTAAGGCTAGTGGTGAGTTGGTTGGTGAGTACACTGAGGTGGAGTCTGGTACACATAACAGCAGGAAGCAGTTAGACGCTGCTATTGATGCGTGTGTGGCTTTAGGGGCTATCTTGGTGGTTAAGAACCTGTCACGTATCTCTCGTGGGGGTTATAAGGTGATGGGTAAGTTACAGGACTTGGGTGTCACTTTTATTGAGTCTACGTCTCCTTATGACAACCAGTTGATAAAGGAGTTCAAGTTCAGTTTGGCAAAAGAGGAAAGAGAGAAGATTTCTGAGAGAACTTCGTCTGCCCTACAGGAGATTAAGAAAAAGATTACAAAAGGGGAGCTTCACATATCTAAGGCTGGTAATATTGTCAGGTCTTTAGGGTGTCCTGATAACCTGAGTGCCATGTCTAGGGAGCGAGCTACGTTATCTATCCGTGCCAAGGCTGCTAATGACGAGAATAATAAGAGGGCTACCTCTTTAATAGTTGCGTTAAGGTCTGCTGGTTTGAGCTTCTACGCTATAACTAAGCAGCTTAACGACTCGGGCTTCAAGACGAGCAGGGGTAATAACTTCTCAGAGATGCAGAGTAAGAGGCTTTATGTTAGGCACACTAAACTTAATGTAGATGAACATAGCACACTGCTTGCGTAATGGAGATTGGTGGTACATCAGGTGCTACATGCGGGGTAACGACTGGGTAGACTACTACACGGGCGAGGTTATAGATAGGAGGTTAATATATAATATAGAGAAATTATGACGACAGGAGAAAAAGCAAAAGAGTTAGTTGATAGATTCTATGATACTATTGAAAATAACGTAGAACTTTACAAAGGAGAATATTTAGTAACAGCTAAACAATGTGCATTGATTTGTATAGATGAGATGATTAAAGAACATATACACGTTAGTCAGAACTACAAATGGCAAGATGAAATTTGGGAATGGTTAAGAGAAGTTAAACAGGAAATAAATAAATTATGAAACCAAAAGTATGCTGTAATTCAAAATGCGATCAAGTATTTTATAGTGCAAAGCATGAATTTTTTATTAAGGATATATGTGATAAATGCGTGGAATACAACCAGCGTCCGATTAAACTAGAAGACTTTGTTCACGGATTTGAATTTGAAATGTGGGATGATTTTGAGAAGAAATGGTATAAGCATACTTACTCAATATTCCCGCCGCAGAATGAAGAAAGGTTTTATTACTCACTACAAACATTAAGTAAATTTAGAAGGATATGAAAAAATATAATATTGCAAATTACAACAGACTAAGAGCAGATATTAAAGCTACAAGCAAGATGTTGCCAGGGGTAGGAACACCAGACTTTCTTCACTCAAGAGATGACTTAATAGTTAAGTACATGCCTTTAGTAGAGAACTTAGCTAGAAAGTTTCCAACAGGACAACCTGCTACAGGAACTTTAAGTGTATTAGATCTAATACAATACGGTTATATTGGATTAATAAATGCTGTAGATAAAATAGATGTTAATATTTTAATCGATTCTGAGGACGCGGAAAAGACTATCAAGTCATTTATATCAAAGCGAGTAAAGGGAGCCATTAGACGATCTATAAACATCAATCGTGGAGATATGAAGATCCCAGAGTATAAGCTAAATGAAATACATAACTTGGATTTTGAAGAAGATAAACACGATCCAAGGGTTATGCTATTCTTCAGTCAAGTATTCGAATCGACTGATGCGTGGGAACCTAGAGGTGGAGTTGTATTTAATCCTTTTGATAAAGCTGACGATACACCACCGTATAATATTGAGTTGCTTAACAAATACCTGTTAAGTATAATGAAAGAACATTTAAACCAAAATCAATACGATGTACTTAGGTTGTTCTATGGATTAGATGAACCTAGGATGAGTGCTATACAAATCGCAACATACCTAGGGTTTAGTATGACTACAGCTAATGTAAGAGTATCACAGATAAAAAAATCAGCGATCGACAAGTTAATAAAGAATGTTGATCCTAACCAAATATTTGATATAATATAACTATGGAAGGAGCAGGAGATAGAGCAATAGCTCACTTAAGAGCTAGAACAGAAGCAATAGAAAGAAGAGTAGACGAGATTTTCGATGGAGATCTTGACGGAATAGTTGATGAAGACGGCAGACAATCAACAGTGGAATCTTATATAAAAGAACTTGAAATGTACCTATATATGTTGGACGCAGTGATGTTAAAAGTAAACCTTAATATACTGAATTAATGGATAGTATACATTATTTACAAGAAGCAGTACGCGTTCACATAAAAAATCGTGGAGAAGAATTGTTAACCAATAAAGATCTATTAACACTTCTAGTATTAGCCGAAAATGAGCAAATCAAAGACGAAGACAGAATGGATGTAGAGTATGATCCGCACTGGGATTAATCCACCTAACACCTTGAATACCAATTTAATAAACTGTTTATATGTGTAATTATATATATACGAAAACCTTATAACTTATGATGACAATAGAAGAAAAATTAGCAACCATCCAGACAAAATTTAAGTCTAAGAAATCTAGATATAATTCCTTCGGGAAATATAACTTTAGATCAGCTGAAGATATTTTAGAAGCTACCAAACCTTACTTATTAGAGTTAGGCGTTGTGGTAACAATATCAGAGAGATTAATTGATAGCCCTATAAGCTTCCCTATTATGGAATCTAAAGCTACTATAACAGAGGTTCCAGATGGTACAATGAAAACCCCAAGTGCTATACATGCGACTGCTTTAGTTGGAGTTGATTTAGAACAAAAAGGAATGCAAATGCCACAGAAATTTGGTAGTGCATCATCTTATGGTAAAAAATATGCTTTAGGTAATCTATTCTTAATAGATGATACAGCAGATCCAGATGCATCAAATAATCACGGTAAAGGCGCAGCTAAAAATAAACCTGTATTAGAAGGGGAATCTTTAAAGAAAGCTAAGGAAGCTATCAAGTCTGGTAAATTTACTGTAGATCAGGTTAAAGCGAAATATGAAATACCAGCAGCAGTGTTAAAGACGTTGTAAACGTAACACGAGCTCTATTATATATTAACTGTGAATCAAATTAAATCAAGTAACACAATGACAAAAAAGCAAATAGCCCAAATATTAGAAGAATTAAAAGACGATTCTAATTATTATGGAGAATTCGGACAACAGTTCCTAAGTAATTCTAACATAAGAACATTAATGAAAGATCCATTAAGTTTTGGCGCACCAACAGAGCCTCACTTAAATTTAGTTAAGGGTCAATATTTTCATAACATGGTTTTAGAACCTGAAAAGATCGATAGCTTTAGAATTATAGATGCATCGTCTAGAAATACAAACATATACAAAGAAGAGTCCGCTGGTGAAATATGCCTGCTAAAAAAAGAGAGAGACGAACTCGTAGAACTTAAGGACATCATGATGGCAAATCCAACTGCTAGAGATCTAATAGCTGATGTCGATGTTAAGTACGAAGTTCCAGGTCTTTTAAATCTCTGTGGTGAATGGTGGAAAATGAAAGCGGATATTATTAATTATACCCAAAGCTTAGTAGTTGATATTAAGACAACAGGTGATATTGATAAGTTCTCTTCTAGTGCGTGGGAATATAATTACGATTCTCAAGCCTATATTTATTCTGAATACTTCGGCATGGACTTTGTGTTCGTTGTTGTTTGTAAGAAGTCTAAAAGATTAGGTATATTTGATTGCTCTCCTGAGTTTCTGGCAAGGGGTAAAGAGAAAGTAGAACAAGCTGTAGAGCTTTACAGAAAGTATTCGGACAAATCGTTTGATCCGAAAACGTATTTTATTGCAAACACCCTATAGCCTTATAGGACAAAAACAAATTAACATTATGGCTAGTATCATTAAATTTAGTATCGATCTTAATAAGATCCCGAAAGACAAGATTATCAACGGAAAGAAAGGTAAGTATTTACCTATGACTTTAACTATCAACGACGAGGTTGATCAGTATGGTAATCAAGGACCAGTTGTTGTTGAGCAATCTAAAGAAGAGCGCGAAGCAAAGGTAGATAAAGTATACATGGGCAATTGCAAAGTTGTTTGGACTAACGACCAAAACGTAGCTAAAGCACCTTACGTAGAAAATGGACAAGTAGGATCAACTCCTGCTCCAGATCCAAATCCAGTAGAAGATGATCTACCGTTCTAAATTTAGAACAAGCAATAGCGATTATTTAAGGTATATAACTTTAAAAAATATATTTATGACTGAAAAAACAAACTCACCACAGCTAAGTTCAGAACGAAGCAGTGTTAACGATAGAGTAGATAGAATGAAATTCTTAGGGAATTCAAAAACATCTGTTTGGAGGCGTAAACGCAGAAATAGATCAATATAGTGCTATACACTAGTAGGAGTCTCTCAAAAAATAGAACCTTTGGGATTGATTTTGTAACTTCATACTTTACCGAGAGGCTCTTATCAGTGTTAGTCACCCTACTCTTATTAGTGATATAAGGACTAAATTATATTTATGACTGTTGTGTAACAGCTAATAAGGAATAGGGTACTATAATTTTTAATCAAATCAAATCAAATAGCCTATGCAAGTAGAGACGACTGAAATAAACGGATTCTTAATTGAAGAGTTTAATCAGCATAAATTAGAGGAGGGGAAGACACAAGGAGTTTGTCCCCTTTGCTCTTCTAATCGAAAGCCAGCGCATCAGAAATCTAAATGTGCTAGTTACGATTGGCAGAGAGGAATTGGTAGTTGTCATAACTGCAACTCTACTTTCCAACTTCACACATTCAAAAGAAAAGGCAATCCATTAAAGGTATACGAAAGACCACCTGCTATAGATGTTAAAGCTAAAGAGCTTGGCATGCAAGCAGAAGATTGGTTTAAAAAGAGGGGCATATCTAAGAAAACTTTAGAAGATCTAAAAGTTACAGCAGGTAACGAGTGGATGCCACAAACCCAGAAATCAGAGAGCGTAGTTGAATTTAACTATTACATTGGACAAGAATTAGTTAATGTCAAATACAGAGATGGTAGAAAAAACTTCAAACTTTACAAGGGAGCAGAAAAAGTATTTTATAATATTGATAGTATTGTAGGACACGGATTCTGTGTAATTGTTGAGGGAGAAATGGATGTACTAGCATTGCACGAAGCAGGTATTGAGAACGCAATATCAGTTCCTAATGGTGCAACCTTGAATCACAACAACCTGGATTACTTAGATAACTGTATTGATTACTTCATAGATATGGAGAAAGTCATAATAGCGGTTGATAATGATACAGCAGGAGAAGCGTTGAGACAAGAGTTAATCCGTAGATTAGGAGCAGAAGTTTGTTACTTAGTAGACTTCGGAGAATACAAAGACTCAAACGATTATCTTATAGGAGAAGGCAAGGAAGCTTTGATGGATGTTATAGCGAAAGCTAAACAAGTTCCATTAGAGAATGTAACAACATTTAGAGATGTTGAAGGAGAGATCGAAGACTTTGTTAAGAATGGTTTTAAACCAGGATTTCAAATTGGTTTAGAGAACTTTGATGATATATTCTCTACTTATACTGGCCAATTCATTACAGTGACTGGAGTGCCAAGTTCTGGAAAGTCAGATTTCGTAGATCAGATGGCTGTTGGTTATAATAAGAATTACCAATGGAAGACTGCTTACGCATCCCCTGAGAATCATCCTACATATTTACATGCTCATAAGTTAATGAGAAAGATATGGGAAGGAATGCCAGGAGCGAAAGATATAAAAACAGATAAGTGGAACCAAGTAGCAGATCATGTGAATGATAACTTTTTCTTTATTGATATGGAAAAGTATTCACTTGATGCGGTATTAAAGAAAGGAGCAGAGTTAGTAAAGCGAAAAGGTATTAAATGTTTAGTCATTGACCCATTTAACAAGGTAAGAGATGTTAGCGGATCAGATGATGTGAACAGATATACAATGGAATACCTATCTAAGATAGAGATCTTCGCTAAAAAATACGATGTTCTGGTAATTGTAGTAGCACATCCTACAAAGATGTATAAGGATAAAGATGGCAAAATGGAAGAGCCAACTATGTACAACATCAAGGGTGGTGGTGAATGGTATGATGCCAGTTATCATGGCTTATTAGTCCACAGGGATTATGAAGCTAAGACGGTTAAGGTAAAGGTTCTTAAAGTTAAGTTCCAAAACCTAGGAGAGAATGGAGCAGAAGCTCATTTTAAATGGGATGCAGCTAGTGGTTGTTATATACCACATGAACTAGTTGGACTAAACGATGAAAAGATGCCATGGGAATAGAACTTAAAGTGCTATACACTGATGGGAAGACCTAAGAAGAAAGTTGGCGATATGGGTAAATATACACCTAATAAAGAAGATACTGAGGCTTATATATGGTGTGTTAGAAATGGTATTCATATTTCACCATTAGCGAGATCGGCAGTTACTTGGTATATAGACATCGAAATTAACGGCAACACAGCAAGGGATCCAAATGAATATGGACCGACGGATATATGGGTAAAACTATATGAGTATTATAGATATTATTATAAAAAAAGAAAAGAATGATAGAAGAAAGTAGTGTAATGTTTTTAGAAGAGAGGTATCAAACTATTCTAGAGCGAATTAAGATGCATGGATCATACAGAAATGACAGAACTGGAGTAG